GAGTGAGATAACTCAGTAGCGTAAACGCCGGATATCAAATAGGTGTCCGGCGTTTATACTATTTCTATTTTTAGTTGGATAATAAAGGAAAGTATGGCTAAATCAAAAGAAGACACACAGTCACCTGCAAAGAAGTCTGAAGTCGATAACATGATGAAGGACCTAATCTCCTCTATCAATAAGGAGTTTGGTCAACGAATCGCATATAATCTTTCTGAGATGGACGCTCCAACCGTAGTCAAGCGCTGGATTGACACTGGTTCCATTCAGCTCAACTATGCAATCAAGAATGCAATGGACGGAGGTTATCCTGAGGGACGTATCATTGAAATCAGTGGACTCCCATCATCAGGGAAGTCGCACTTGGCATACCATGCAGCAGCAGTTGTTCAGCAAATGGGTGGTTTAGTCGTCTATATCGATACAGAGAATGCTACCCCAGTTCAGAAGCTGGCCGATATGGGTGTCGATGTTCGTAGGCGTTTTGTCTATTGTGATTCACACTGCACAGAGGAAGTATTCTCCATCATCGAATCGACGATCACAAAGGCGAAGCAGGTTCTTGAGAAGAACATTCCAATCCTCGTCATCTGGGATTCGGTGGCAGCAACTTCACCAAAGGCCGAGCTGGACGGTGACTACGACCAAAATTCGATCGGTCTTCAGGCCCGTGCAATCTCCAAGGGCATGCGTAAGATCACAGGAGTCATCGGTCAGAACAACGTGACTCTCCTCTGCATCAACCAAATCAGAGATGCAATTGGTGTCATGCACGGTGATCCAACAACAACACCTGGTGGTAAAGCCATTCCGTTCCATTCTTCAGTACGCATTAGGCTTGGTAGCGGTAATCAGGTGAAGGATAAGAACGGTAATCCAATCGGTATCCATACAACAGTTACACTAAAGAAGAACAAGGTGGCTGCTCCATTCAGAAAGTTAGAATTTGATATCATCTTTGGTAAAGGTATCGTTGAGGATGAATACCTTTTTGATGAGGTTCGTTCACATTGTAAGGCCAATGGTCCTGTAAAAAGAGATGGACTTGAGATCAATATCTCTGGCGAAGGTGCATGGAAAGAACTTTCTGTCACAAATGCAAAAACAGGAGAAGTTCTTGTAGAAAAGAAATTCTATAAGTCAGAATTTGGCGAAATGTTAAAGGACGAAAAATATAAAAGCTTTTTGTTGACAGCAATTGATTCTGCGTTGGTCACAACGGGTGGAGAACCTTCTGGTGAAGGTGATGGAGAAGGAGGAATGTCTGATGAGTGATATATTCTGGATTCGATGTGAAGTAGAAAATAATGATTTAATTCCAAAATATCAAACCCAAGGCGCTGCAGGTTGTGATTTATACGCAAGCGGTGATTACACAATCAAACCAGGACGAAGAGGAATTATATCAACCGGTCTAAAAATAGAGCTGCCTCCAGGATTCGAGGCACAGGTTAGACCAAGATCAGGTTTGGCTGCAAAATACGGAATCACTGTACTAAACACTCCCGGAACAGTAGATGAGGACTACAGGGGAGAAATTAAGGTAATTCTTTTGAACACTGGTGATGAAGAATTCTCTATCAGTAAAGGAGATAGGATTGCACAATTAGTATTTTCAAGAGTTTTTCGTGGGATATTTCAACCAACAGAAAGCCTATCATCTACTGACAGGGGAAATGCTGGGTTTGGATCAACGGGAAAAGCATAACTATCTCTTAGTTTTTTCATCAGAGGTTGGTTTACCCCTGGTCGTTTGGTCAATATTTTGTTTTGGTTGACTTTTTGAATAGTGTTTATCTGCAACACTTTCAGTAAAACCATAATCAAGGATGACCACTCGACCATCGGGTGTTTTACCCCAGTGATCTATAATCGTCAAATCACCAAGTTTCAATTTATTAGATCCTTTTTCAGCCATGTCAAAAACTTTTTTTGTAAATTCATGAGCGCTGTTTCTCAGTTGCATTCCTTGCTTTCTTGCAAAAGCAGACACAGTCATTGTTAGATCCTCGATAAATTCTTGCCAATCAACACCAGTCAGTTTCTTAAATTCAGAAGTGCTTGTTATTGGTCTTACTAAATCGCATATGATCCACTTACCTTGATCATCAGCATCATACATCACTGCAGCAACGTCTTTTGTTGCTGGATCCGTATATACGTGTTGTTCTGCTTGATTTTGTGCAATTCCTTTTTCATTTCTTGCGATTTTTAGTACTTTTTTTGAAGATAAAACAAATGCAATTCTTGAACTTCCCTGTCCTAATGGTTCTAGATAATTCATTGCGTATGCAATCATAATAGATTCACTTGGAAGTGTTTTGAAAGTTTTTAAATCAAAAGTTGTTCCACCAAATTTTGTTTTATACTTTTGTTTTGATCGAATTTTTTCAACTATAAGTGAAACATACTCTTTTAAAATTTTTGATTGCATGTTCTTAAATATAAAATTTGTACTAGGATGCCCTTCGTTGTAAATTTGAAGTATGAATAAAGGGCCAATTTTAATCATTGACTCAATGAACCTATTTGTTAGGTCTTGGGCAGCATACCCTCAAATGTCATCTCATGGTTATCAAATGGGTGGTTGTATTGGCTTTTTGAAGACGCTAAAAAGAATAGTCAATGAAACCCAACCAAGCAAAGTTATTGTTGCATGGGAAGGTGGAGGGTCGCAAAGAAGAAGAAATATTTATCCAGATTACAAACTTGGTCGTCGACCCGAAAAATTAAACAGATTTTATGGTCAGGATATTCCAGAGTCTGAAGAAAATAGAAAACATCAATTGATGTCTTTACTTGCTATGTTGAAACATACGCCTGTGTGTCAGGTATACGTTTCAGATTGCGAAGGTGATGATATAGTTGCGTTCTTATGTGAAGGACCATTTCGAGATCATGAAAAAATAATAGTCTCTTCTGATAAAGACATGTATCAGTTGTTAAACGAAAAAACAAAGATCTATTCACTTCATAGAAAAACAGTTCTTTCAAGCGAAAATGTATTTGAAGAGTATAGAATCAAGACTCACAATTTTGCAATAGCTAAAGCGTTGTGTGGAGACCCTGGCGATAACATACCAGGAATCAAAGGTATAGGCTTTAAAACAGCGATGTCTAAATTTCCTATGCTTGGATCTGATTCGAGCGTTATTCTTCAAGAGGTAATTGATTTTTGTAATACGCATTCTAGAGAGTCAGTTATTTATCGACGCGTTTTAGAAAACGTAGAAGACCTAAAGAGAAATTGGAGGCTTGTTTATCTTGACGGTAGTATGTTGTCTGCTAATCAAGTTTCCAAAGTGCAACATGTCTTAGATACATTTGAACCAAAGGTAGATAGGATGGGATTGATTAAGCTACTTCTCAAAGAAGGCATTACTGATTTCGATACTGAAGATTTTTTTTACGCATTCAATTGTGTCAGTTGGGCCTCTTCAAAAAATTAAGAGATAAAAATGTTAGAAGAAAATAAGAATACCAAAGTAACTTTCGGTACGTACGGCAAGTCTTTCCAAGAGAAGATCATGCAGGCTCTCTTGACTGATTCAAAATTTGCTGAGCAAATGATGGAAGTATTTGATACTTCATACTTTGAGTTGAAGTATCTTCAGTTTCTTGCTGATCGTTACTTCTCATATTCGAAGAAGTATAAGGTATTCCCAACACTTCAATTACTTGTAACCATCATCCGAGAGGATCTGAAGGTTGGTACAGACATCATCCTCCGCGACCAGATCATTGAATACCTTCAGCGAATGAAGGCCAATCCTGATCCAGGTGATCTCCAGTTTGTTCGTGAAAAATCCCTTGACTTCTGTCGCAAGCAGGCCCTCAAGGCGGCACTTGAGAATGCGGTAGATCAAATGCAGGCCAATCGATATGAATCAATTGTTGAATCAATCAAGAAGGCAGTCCAAGTCGGAACAGCACCTTCGGTCGGCCATGACTTTTTCAATGAGATGGATGCCAGGTTTACTCGACTAAAAAGAGACACAATTCCAACAGGTGTTCCTGAGCTGGATAAAAAAGAGATCCTGCAAGGTGGTTCTGGTAAAGGAGAACTGCTATGCGTCGTCGGTGGCAGCGGTTCAGGTAAGTCTCACTGGCTCACCATGATTGGCGCCAATGCATTAAAGGCAGGTAAGAACGTTCTTCACTATACCTTTGAGCTGTCTGAAACCGCCGTCGGTATTCGTTACGACTCAAACCTTTGCGACATGGACTCCAACGAGGTCATGGATCATAAGGACGAGATCATTGAAAAATATAAGGGTATGAATCTTGGTCGTCTTTACATCAAAGAGTACCCAACCAACACAGCTTCTATCTTCACGATCCGTTCTCACATTGAACGCCTCGATCTAAAAGGATTCAAGCCAGACATCATCATCATCGACTACGCAGACATCATGCGATCTACTCGACAATTTGATTCTCTTCGACACGAATTGAAACTTGTATATGAAGAGCTTAGAGGTCTTGCTATGGAGATTGGTGTACCTATCTGGACTGCTTCACAGTCCAACAAGGAAGGTGCTAACAGCGAGATTATTGACATGACAAACATGTCAGAAGCATATGGGAAAGCAATGATCTGTGACTTCATTATATCAGTCTCCAGGCGTGCTCACGAGAAAGCCTCAGGATGGGGCCGGCTCTTCGTCGCAAAGAACAGGGCAGGTCGTGATGGTCTAGTTTTCCCTGCGAAGATAAATACTGCTCAGAGTAAATTTGAAATTACAGGTGCTGCGGATTCTCCAGAAGAAACATCTGCATCTGATGAAGCTGAACAAAAAAAGGCACTTAGGGCAAAATGGAAGGAACTGAAAAATGAATTTTCATCTATGAAAGATAGAAAAACAAATGATGAAAACTTTTTACCAGTACCCGGGCATTGAGTTATAGTTATAAAACCCGTAACGATAAAATTTTATTTTGGAGTAAATGAATGACTACTTACACATATGGCGAAGCATTTGAAGCATCATTAAACTATTTCAATGGTGATGAACTAGCAGCATCAGTATTCGTTTCCAAGTATGCATTACGTGATTCAAACGGAAATCTTCTGGAAAAGACACCGACAGACATGCACCTTCGCCTCACTCGTGAATTTGCACGCATTGAAGCGAAGTATCCTAACCCATTATCAGAGAATGAGATCTTTTGTCTTCTTGCAGATGTCGATCATCTAGATGTTACTCAAAAGTCAACTATGACTCTTGAAAAGCTTGCTCTTGAGTCACGCGGTGTCGGGGCAGTCGTTCCTCAAGGTTCTCCTATGTCTGCTATGGGTAATCCATATAAGCTTCAGTCATTATCAAATTGCTTCGTTATTGATTCTCCTCAAGACTCCTATGGAGGAATCCTGTTCACAGATCAGGAACAGGCACAAATCATGAAGCGACGTGGTGGCGTCGGTTTTGACGTCTCTACAATTCGCCCAAAGGGTCTTGCTACAGCCAACGCCGCAGGAACAACTGACGGCATCGGTGTCTTTATGGAAAGGTTCTCCAATACATGCCGTGAGGTTGCCCAAGGCGGCCGCCGTGGAGCTCTAATGCTTACGATCTCTGTAATGCATCCCGAGGTTGAGACTTTCATCAACATCAAACGAGACCTAAAGAAGGTTACGGGTGCTAACATCTCCGTTCGTCTCACTGATGAGTTCATGAATGCAGTGAAGGATGACAAGGAATTTACACTACGTTGGCCAGTCGAGGTACCTGTTGAAGAGGCTAAAGTTACCAAGATCGTCAGGGCTCGCGAGCTCTGGAATCAGGTCATCGATGCAGCCTGGACTTCTGCAGAACCAGGTCTTCTATTCTGGGATACAGTCAAGAAGATGACACCAACTGAGGCTTATGCTTCAAAGGGTTACGCTAACGTTTCTACAAATCCTTGTGCAGAGCTAATTCTCAGCCCTTATGATTCTTGCCGCCTTCTTCTCATCAACCTCACAAAGTTTGTGAAGGACGCATACCTTCCTACAGCTTCATTCGATTTTGATAAGTTCAAGAAGGTTTCTGCAAAAGCGCAAAAGTTGATGGATGACCTTGTCGATCTTGAGATTGAGGCCGTCGATGCTATCCTGAAGAAAATAGAGTCTGATCCAGAATCAGAAAATGTAAAGCGTCAAGAAATTGAGCTATGGCTCAAGATCAAAAAAGCTGCTAGCGGTGCAAGAAGAACCGGTCTCGGAATCACTGGTATTGGTGATGCTCTTGCTTCAATCAATGTAGTCTATGGTTCAGAAGAATCTGTAGATAGAACAGAAGAAATTTATAAAACTTTAGCACTATCAGCTTATAGGTCTTCAGTATCAATGGCTAAAGACAGGGGGTCATTCCCAGTCTATGATTGGGGTCTTGAAAATAACAGTAAATTTCTCCAAAAAATTATGGAGGCAGATAAATCACTTTTTAGTGATTGGGCAAAATATGGTCGACGTAATATCGCCTTGACTACGACTGCTCCTGCTGGTTCTGTGTCATGTCTCACACAAACGACAAGTGGTATTGAACCAGCTTATTTGCTTTCATATACTCGTCGAAAGAAGATCAATCCTAATGACACTCTTTCACGGGTCGACTTTGTTGATCAACTTGGTGATAAGTGGCAAGAATATAAGGTCTATCACCACGGCTTTAAGAAGTGGATGGATGTCACAGGAAAGACAGATGAACAGGTCACAGAATCACCTTACTGGAAGGCGACAAGCAACGACGTCGATTGGACGATGTCTGTCAAGCTTCAAGCTGCTGCTCAAAAGTGGGTCTGCCATGCCATCTCCAAAACATGCAATCTTCCTAATGATGTAACACGTGAAGTAGTTGCAGATGTTTATATGGCTGCTTGGGAGGCCGGCTGCAAGGGCTTTACAGTCTATCGTGATGGATGCAGAACAGGCGTTCTCGTTCAAGATCCTCCTAAGGAAACCAAGAAGGCAGATGATAGCCAGCCAGAAACCATGATAGAAAATCATGCTCCAAAGCGACCGAAGGAATTACCATGTGATATTCACAGAATTAACGTAAAGGGTTCTGAAGGTCAGGAATCATATCTTGTCCTAGTCGGTAGACTTGAAGGAAAACCATACGAGATCTTCTGCGGCCTATCACATCATGTTGAGGTACCAAAGAAAGCAAAAGTTGGAACTCTCATAAAGAATGGTAAGAAGGATGGGGTTGCAACGTATAATCTTCAAATACCTGTTGGAGATGACGACAACCTTATCTTTAAGGATATTGTTGAATTATTCTCAAATCCAAATCACGGAGCGTTTACTAGATCTTTATCTTTAGCACTTCGACACGGTGTACCTGTTCAGTACATGGTTGAACAACTTCAGAAAGACAAGTATAGCGATATGCAGAGTTTCTCTAGGGTTTTAGCTAGAGTGCTAAAAGGATATATTCCTGATGGAACAAAATCTACTTCAGATAAAAAGTGCCCATCTTGTCAATCAGAATCACTTGTATATAAAGAAGGTTGTGTAACTTGTGAAAATTGTGGTCACAGTAAATGTGGATGATTATTCGCGAATTTAGAATACTTATTTGCCGGGAGTAGACGATGAAGTTGACGAAACTACAACAAGTTAAAATTGAAGAGATGATTAAGCAAGAGATGACCAATCTTAAGGAAGGCTGGAATCATGCTGGTAAGTTACATAATAAGTCAAAAAGAAACCAAAAGAATCTTTTTGAAGCGTCTGCTCTGGAGTCAGATCTTTCACAATCTTCAGTAGAAAGTGCATTAGAACAATCAACTCTCGATTCTGGACAGGCTTGCTTAGCTGAATTTGATCACGAAGTTTTAAATCACATTTTGTCAGTTTTGAAAAGTCATGGACTTGTTGATTCAGCTGAGACAGCATCTACGCTTAGTGATAGCTTGGAAGATTATGACGGCAATCAGTTGGTTGATCTTCAACAACAAGCCGCAGCAGATATTGCAACGATACTCTCAAAGTATGCATCTGAAGTTGCTCACATGGCGACAATGATGTATTCAGGTGGGGATGTGTGAAAAAAACACAACAAAAACAGGAAACAAAACTCTCTCTACATCAATTACGTAAATTGATAAGGGAAGAATACGGAAGAGGAATACCTGACTTCGCTACAACGAATGCAGCTAGTAATTGTTCAGAAGAGATGAAAGGCCATTTAGTTAGATTTATTCAACAAAGAACAACAAATCCAGTTGAACAAAGGCAGTTATACGTAAAAGCAAGTGAATCATTAAAAACGATGGAAACAGAAATAAAAGAAGTTATTGAGAAACATCTTCTACAATTCCTGTATAGAACATAATAAAAAATAAATACGATCTTGATATGCAGCCTATGAAAATTTTAGGCTGCATGTTTTATTATTGGTACATGTCTGCGCAGAAAAATAAAGTTGAGTTGATCGGTTATTACGGTTCAGATGAAAGCCATGCACTTTCAGCGTGGACATCTACCTCTAGGGATCTCACTGAAGAAAAGAAAAACAGGATCCCAAATCTTTTAAAGATGCTTGCTGAAAATGGTCATGAAACGCCATTTGAAAAATCTTCTTTGCACTTTCTTGTGACAAGCGACGTTGCTTCACATATCCATATCATCAAACACAGGATTGGTGTATCAGTCAACGCAGAATCAGCAAGGTATAAAGAGCTAAAGGATGATAAGTACTATGTTCCTACTGACTGGGACAATGAAGAAGCTATTGCATACGTGATGCACATGGATCATTCTTTACAAAAATATCATGAAACTCTTGAGAGACTTGTGCGAAAAGGTATGTCACGCAAGCGTGCTAAAGAATCTGCAAGATTGTATTTGCCTTATGGTAATCAGATCACAGCTGACGTTATGTTCAATTTCAGGAGTTTCTACCACTTCCTTCATCTAAGGTATTCTGAGCATGCACAGCTTGAAATCAGAGAAATTGCGAAGCAGATGCTGGAATTGGTTGTTGAGACTGGTTCTTTTACGTCTACGCTTGAAGCGTTTGGTTTGACTGAGAACGGAAAGATTAGAAATCCTTTTAACTGAGTAAAAAATGTCTAAGATTATCGTCATTGAAGGTGCAGATCGTTGTGGAAAATTTACACAATCAAACCTATTGAAAGGTTACATTGATAGCCTTGGCCTAAAGTCAACAATCGTGGAAGTACCTATTAGGTCGCTTGTAACTTATAAAGTTATCTACTGGATGCTTCATAACGGTACTGCAAAAAGGTTTCCAAAAATCTTTCAATGGTTTCAATTCTTGAATAGAAAGATTTTTCAAACGTTTACTTTACCATCATTGGAGATGTGTAATGACGTTATTATTTTTGATCGCTGGAGTCTTTCTACGACAGTATATGGTGCTGCAGAGGGAGTACCTAAAGGCTTCACAAAAAAGCTTGCTGATTGGTTGAGAAAGCCTGATCATACGATTATTTTGCATGGTCAATCATTCAATCACGTTGCTGAAGATGTTTATGAGGCAGACAATAACCTTCAGAGAAAAGTCAGAGCTTTGTATGCTGAATGGGCAGCTAATCATCCTGAAAATTGTACGTTGGTAAACTCTAGGCAAAGTAGGGAGGTTGTACACAACTATATATGTTCTCTTCTGTCTTCAAAGGGATTACTAACTATGTGTGATACACGTAGTCATTCTTGATATAAGATGATTTATTATGAGCTATAAAATTTCAGATTCAGTTGCAATGCGTATGATTCAAATCTTTCAAGAAGCAGTTCTTCTTGGGCTAGACGGCGCCGACTTGATGCGCCAAGTAAGGCTTGTTGTTGACACATCTAATCCAGATACAGTAACGTTAGATCCTACATATGAATCGCAGGTTGCAGAAATGCATAAGAAATATCTTTCTGATGCAGAAAAAATTGCTAATGAAAAACTAAAAACTTCAAACGTTGTATCCTGATAAAATGTTTTGGTCTATAGTAATTTTCTTTACAGCTATTTTTGTTCTAAGGCATGTTATTGTTAAGGATGAGTAATGGATAAATTACAAGAAATGTGGGACCAACAAAGAGAGTTTATGCAGCTTTTAAAAGAGCACAGAAACTTTCCAAACTTTCCTGTTGATATGTCTACAAAATCAGGTCAAAAGTTCTTAAAAGGTATTACACACGAATGTATGCATGAGCTTTTTGAAGCTAATCTTCTTTTAAAAAATTCTAAAGATCACAGAGTAACTGACGTCAAAGAATTTGATAAAGAGGGTTATGTAGAAGAGTTAGTTGATGCGTTGCATTACTTTTTTGAAATAGTTATATCAAGTGGAATAACAATTGATGAATTGCATTCTGCTTACATAAAAAAAGGTAACATAAACATAAAAAGAATTGAAAATGGTTATTGAAAAAAAGTGCGATAATAGCCTTCCCAATATGTGATCAGTTATTATCATCTTCTTAGACGCCTTCATAGGCGCTAAAAATAAGGAGAATGATAAATGTTGACTAGGTATTACGATTCTTTTAGAAACCCAACAATCGATCTTTTTGATGCTTTCAAAATTTTTGACGATTATGAAAAAACATACAAATCTGAAACTATCGATAACGAAGGGGTAAAGATAGAATTACCTGGTGTAAAAGCATCAGATGTTGATGTGTCAGTTGAAGGCAAGATGCTTCGAATCACAGGTAAATCTAGACACGGTAAAGATTTTAAATATGTATATTCTTTAAAATCAAATGCCGATGAATCTAACATTAGCGCAAAATTAGAAGATGGTTTACTTAGTATTACGATACCAAAAAAATCAGAACAATCAATTAGAAAAATTTTGATTTCAACCTAACAACACACAACACCATAACTTTGTGACCCTGGTTTGAACATGCTAGGGTCACAATTATTTTTGTTATAGTTTTATGAATATATAGTATCGATTGTTGAATGACTGGAAATATCAATGAGGATAACTTGGCTAACTGACATACATTTAGATTTTATAACAAGCCCAGATGACATAAGATCTTCAATAAAAAATCTAGATATATTTTGTTCATTGATATTAAGGGAAAATCCAGATGCTTGCCTTATAACAGGTGATTTATCAAGGCACCCATTTCTTAAAGATCACCTACTTGCGCTAGAGAACAGGTTACAAATTCCCATATATTTTGTGCTTGGAAATCATGATTTTTGGGGAAGTGATATTGCAACGACAAGAAAACTGATGATTGAATTAACGGAATCATCTGACAATATAACATACCTTCCAGTAACAAACTATTTTGTATTGAATAACTCAACTGTCCTTATAGGACATGATGGTTGGTATGATGCACTTTATGCAGAACCTCAATTTTCCAATTTTATAATGAATGACTGGATGAGAATTGGTGATTTTGTTAATGCAGGATCAATTGTGAACAAAAGAGTAAATCTAGATTCAATCATCAGGATCGCAAGAAATCAGGCTTCTTTAGCTGCAAATCACGTATCGACAGCAATCAATGAAGCAATTGTTAGAAAAAATCCTAAAAAAATTATTATTGCGACACATGTTCCACCATTTGTTCAACCATTACAAAATTCGCGTGGATCTTTAAGCGATAAGTCTCCATGGTATGCATCTAAAATAATGGGTAATATGTTGTTGTCGATTGCAAAGGTTAACCAATCTGTACAATTTGAAGTATTTTGTGGACATTGCCACAATGAGTATGATGGTAAGATAACTTCAAACATCTTACTTCATAGTGGAGGTGCTGAATATTCGCAACCTCAACCACAAAAAACAATTGAAATATTTCCATGAGAGATACAAGAAAGAAAAAGTTTGTACCACACGATAAAAAATCTACACAAAAAGAAAAAGTTGTAGAAACAAAAGAAAACTTAGCGTCCCTATTAAAGGATTATGAAAGTAAATTGAAACTGTCTGGTTACAAGGTTCAAAGATTGAAGGATCTACTTTCTAGAAAGTTTTCTTTCAAATTGAATGAACGAAAACTTTTGAAGTTGCAAAAAAAGCTAGCAGAAGCTGAAGAAGAATACAGTTTTTCGCAAGTTGCAATTGATCAAATTGGATTTAGATTGACACAAATTTCTTAAATTCTTATAAAGAACAGTGATAGATATTTTATATGTCCCGCGTTTTATTGCTTAATGCTGATTGGGCCCCCCTTCAATTTATCAATGAGATTCGAGCTATCAGGTTACTGATGAAAGGCAGGGCTGAAGTAATAACGATTTCAGATTCTCCCAGTTTTTGGGATCATAGTTATTCTTCAGTGTCTTCTACATTTCGTATTCCTGCTACAATTAGATTACATTTTAGAGTAAATGCTAGACCTACCTTGACAAGATTCAAAAAAAGAATCATGTTCAATCGTGATGATTGGAGTTGTCAATACTGCGATAAAAAATTGAATTACAACAGTATTACGGTTGACCACGTTGTTCCCAAATGTCGTGGTGGACAAACA